TATTGGAATGGTAACAAACTAAATGAAATTGCAAAATATTGTGAAAAAGATGTGGATGTATTAATTTCAACAATTAAAAAATTAAAATCATTAAAATAATGTTTGATAAAATAAAAGATATTAGAAATAGCATGAAGGCTATTAAAGACCTTAAAACACAGTTTGGCGATGTAGACATGACAAATCCTGAAGCGATGTTAAAGTCTATGGGTGTTGACATGAACGATTTGAATCAACATTTTGAAAGTCAATTTACAAGTTCAGTTGAGTTAAAATTTATTAACGATAGTGAAAATGTTAATCCTGAATACGCATACAAAAGTGATTCAGGATTTGATTTAAGAGCGTCAGAAGACGTTTGGGTTTTTCCAAACTCAAGAGCGTTAATACCCACTGGTTTAAAATTCAATATTCCTGACGGATATGAAATCCAAGTTAGGTCAAAAAGTGGTTTGGCATTAAACCAAGGATTATTTGTTTTAAATTCACCAGGAACCGTTGATAGTGGTTATTTAGGGGAAGTTAAAGTCATTATTTTTAATACAACAACCGAAAAAATAAAAATAGAAAAAGGTCAAAAAATAGCACAAGCGGTTCTTTGTCCTGTTGTAAATGGAAAGTGGGTCAATTTGATTAAAATTGAAGAGTTAGGTCAAAAAGACCGTAACGATAATGGTTTTGGTAGTACAGGTTTATGATAACAATAGGATTTTCAACCAGAAATGATAATCAGGGTTATATTGATTATCTTAAAAAAACATGTGGGTTAAAGAATGTTGAGGTTATTCAAAAAGTTAATGATGGTAAAAAATCACTTTCTAATGTTTATAATGAAATAATAAATGAATCAAAAAATGATATCATTATTTTATGTCATGACGATTTAGAATTTGATACTAAAGAATGGGGTAAAAAAATAATAAAACATTTTCATAAAAATGAATTTGGGATATTAGGTGTTGCCGGTACCACTGAAATACCAAAATCTGGTATATGGTGGGAAGATAAAAGAAAAATGTTAGGTATTGTTAACCACAAACACGAAGGTAAAAAATGGGAATCAAAATATTCGAAAAGTTGGGGAGATGAAATTTCTGAATGTTGCTTTGTTGATGGTTTATTTATTGCAATCGATAAAACAAAAATTAAAAAGGGTTTTGATGAAACAGTAGACGGTTTTCACTTTTATGATGTTTATTTTTCTGTTAATAATTTTTTAAATGACGTAAGAATAGGGGTAATTTATAATGTAAGGGTTACTCATCTTTCTATTGGACAAACAAATGAAACGTGGGAAAAAAATAGAAAAATTTTTGAGGGGGACTACAAGGATTTATTACCTATTAAATCTAAAATAAATTTAGATTATAGGGTAAAAGATTTTAAATTTATGAAAAAATATAAATTAAAAATTGTTTTATCTTGTGGTGACGACATTAATTTTGTAAAAGATACTATCGAAAAAATAAAATCATTTAATATCCCTAATTACGATATAAATCTAATATCTAACGAAAATAACTCAGAAGAAGTAAAACTTTTAGAATGTGAAAACATTAAAGTTTATGATGGTGTTTTCAATGAACAAGCAAAGAATTTGTCTATTTTAAAATGGGAAGATAATTTTATAAATAATAGTTATGATTTAATCTTTTTCATAGACAAAAATGTAAATTTAGTTAATAATATCTTTTCATCTATTTGTGAAATTTACCATAAAGAAAAACCAACTTTTGGTTGTGCATTTCCATCATCATTAAATGACGATTATAGTATTTTTAGTTCTAAATTTAATATCTTAAAAAACCAAGAAAACCAATTTAATTTATTAATTCAAGATAACGGTTCGGTTTATAATGTTATGAGTGGATATAGAGAAAATAAAATGGGTAATCTTTCTGATGTTTTTGTAACAACATATAAAAATTTAATAGATAACGATTGGTTTGATATACAATATGAAACAAATATTTGTTATAATGATTTTACACTTAAAAGTATAATAAGAAATCAAAAATGTTTTTGTGACACTAATTCATTAGCCACTCAAAACACTTTTAATAATAATGAATTATTTAATCAAGATTTAAATAAACTTTTACAAAAAGTAATGTCAGAACAAAAATTACAAAATTTAATAGTTAACGTATGAGAAACTTTAAACATTCGGGACAATCGGGCGATTTGATTTTTTCCTTAGCAGGAATAAAAAGTTTTAACGAAGATTCTAATTTATATTTAAATCTTAATGTTAAGGCAAATCTTTATCCAGGGGCTAAAAATCCATTAGGTGATGTGTATCTAAATAAAAAAATGTTTGATTTTATGTACCCACTTTTAATTAATCAGGAATACATAAAAAATGTAGATGTTTTTAGTGGACAAAAAATAGACGTTGATTTAGACCAGTTTAGGACACAACCAGTTAATCCGGCAATGGGTTCTTTAGTTAAAAGATATTTTTACTTTATACATAATTTTATAGATTTGACAAAACCATGGATAACGATAGAAAATAAAATTGAGGAGTTATCTGATAAAATATTAGTTTGTAGATCTGAAAGATATAGAAACGAAACAATAAATTACGCGTTTTTAAGAACTCTAAATAATATTGTTTTTTGTGGATTAGACGATGAATGGAACGACTTTAAAAAATGGGTACCTAACGCACAAAGAATAGTAGCTAACGATTGTTTAGAGTTGGCGACATTTATAAACTCCTGTAAGTTTTTTATAGGAAACCAATCTTTAAGTTTTTCTATTGCAGAATCATTAAAAAAAGACAGACTATTAGAAGTCAACTTTTTTGCACCAAATAACATATCAACAGGAGGAAAGTGCAATGATTTTGTAAATCAAACAAGTTTTCAAAATTACGTTAAACTTTATAATCAGTAAAAAATGAAAAAATATTTTGTAGCAGATTTTAATGTTATTGACGTTCCAACCGGTGGAGGAGAATGGGTTGATGATTTTATAATTAAAAAATTCAATTTGGAGTTCCTTCACACAAGAAGTATAAGTTCTTTTGATCCTACGGCCTTTTATGTGTTTTCTAATATTTCATTATTACCACAGAATTTAATAAATCAAATACCAAGTTTAAATTATATAATATTAGAGCACGATTATAAAATTTGTCCATCGAGACATCCTTGGAGATATGAAAATAATATAATTCCACAACAAGATAGGATTAATTATCAGTTATATAAAAATGCTAAGGCGGTTTTTGTTCAAACAACCGATCATATGAACGTTTATTTAAAAAATGATGTTGAAGCAAATTTTGTAAATTTAGAATGTTCAATATGGTCAGATGAAGATTTGAATATGTTAGAAAATATTCATAATCAAAATAAAGACAAAAATGCAAAATACGCAGTGTATTTTACAAATAATTGGATTAAAAACACGCAGGGTAATTTAAAGTATTGTGCTGAAAATAAATTACAAAATTTTATTCTTAAAGAAAATAGAAATAGAGTCGAGTTTTTAACTAATTTAGCAAAGTGCGAAGGTATTGTATTTTTTCCTTTAGCTAGAGAAACTTTTTGTAGACTAGTTGTGGAAGCTAAATGTTTGGGTCTTAATGTGATCACATCTAAAAACTATGGAGCATCTTTAGAGTCTTGGTTTGATGAATTATCGGGATTAGAAATGATAAGTTTCTTAAAAGAAAAAACAAATGAAAATATAAATAAATTACAAAAATTTTTATAAATGGAGTTGGCTGATAAAATATTTGAAATATTAAATTTTAATGATGGGTTTTACATTGAATGTGGAGCAAATAATGGGGTTTCACAAAGTAATACTATTCTTCTAGAAAGAAATAGAAATTGGAGGGGTTTGTTAATTGAACCATCCCCTAACGCGATGAGTACTTGTAAAATGTACCGTAGTAGTAGTAACATCTTTGAGAGTTGTGTATTATCATCTCCAGAAAATGAAGGTAAAATAATAATGGGGGATTTTGACGGTAATTTAATGAGTAGTATTGACGGACAAAGACTATCAAGAAAATCGGATTATAATGTAATATCTAAAACACTAACCTCGGTTTTAAAAGATAATAATATTAGTAACGTTGATTTTTTTTCATTAGATGTTGAGGGACATGAACTTGATGTTCTTAAAGGATTGGATTTTGACTATTGTAGCCCTAAATGGATTGTTATTGAAGTTTATAAAAAAGACCTTGAAGATATAATGACTTTTATGGAAAATAAAAATTATGAGTCAATTGGTAACTTAACTAATTTTAATCATGAGGAGTACCCTAATTGGGATGGTACACATAATGATTATTTATTTAAATTAATATAATATGGACTTTATAAGTGGTGATAAATTTTGGGAAATCTCGGACTATACTTTTTTTCCACAAGGGGTTAATGATTTTAACGTGATTCCTAATACGTTTATAACGGATAATTTAAAAGAAGGAAAAATTATAGTGTATTGTCATACACATCATGTTAGTTTTTTGTTTGACTATATTGTAAAAAATCAAATAAAAAATGAAATATATCTTATAACACATAATAGTGATTGGCCGATAGACCAAAACACTTTTTTATCTAAACCTAATAATATAAAAAAGTGGTTTACGCAGAACGTAAATTTTCCACATAAAGATTTAATTTCAATACCGATCGGATTAGAAAATAAAAGATGGTTTGTTGACATTAAAAAAAAGGAAAAAATGATTGATAAAATAAAAGAAGAAAAAAATATTATAAATTTAGTTTACGTAAACCATAATATAAATAATTTTCCTTCTGAAAGAATTATCCCTTACCAAGTTCTGAGAGATAAGTATTTTGCAACATTAGTAAACGGAAAAAACGGTGAAAATTTTGATGATTATTTAAATAACATTTATAATCATAAATTTGTAGTATCACCAAGAGGTGTTGGAATTGACACCCATAGATTGTGGGAATGTCTTTATTTAGGTACCATACCTATAGAAAAAAGAAATTTTAATAATATACAATTTAATGATTTACCCATATGTTTTGTTAATGATTGGTCAGAGATTAATGAAGAGTTTTTAAAAACTCAATACGACAAAATTAAAAACAAAGTGTGGAACATGGATAAACTTAACTTTTCATATTGGAAAGAAAAAATTTTAAGCTTATGATTTTATATTGCTACGGTACAAGACCTGAATATCTAAAAGTCAAAAAACTAATAGAACTTTCAAAAAACCTTGAAAAAAAAATATTATACGTTGCTCAGCATGAAGACCTTATAATTGGTGAATATGATTATAAAATCACAATTGAAAATAAAAAAAATAGGCTAGATTCTATTATAACTTCAGTTTTAAGTGACAATATTGAAGCCTATTTTAAAGATGTTAAATACGTATTAGTCCAAGGTGATACGGCAACGGCGTTTTCTATTGCTCTTGCGGCCTTTCATAGAAAAATAAAGGTCATACATTTAGAAGCTGGTCTAAGAACATATAATAAAGAAAACCCATACCCCGAAGAAACATATAGACAAATGATTAGTAGGTTGGCAGATGTACATTTCTGCCCAACTGAAAATAATATTAAGAATCTTGAGTATGAAAATACAGAAGGAAGTATGTTTGTGGTTGGTAACACCATATTAGATTTAATAGAAGAAAAAAATATTACCTATGAGGACTTTGTTTTAGTTACATTACATAGAAGAGAAAATCACAATAAAATGTATGAGTGGTTTACAGAAATAAATAATTTAGCAAAAAAACATAAAAATGTAAAATTTGTTTTACCCATACACCCAAACCCTAACGTAATAAAATATAGAGGGTTACTGACTGATGTTGATGTTGTTAATCCACTTCCTCATGAGGAACTATTATCTTTGATACGTAAAAGTAAATTAGTGATTTCAGATAGTGGGGGAATACAAGAAGAATGTTCATTTTTGAATAAAAAAGTTATTGTATGTAGAGAATATACCGAACGAGTAGAATCAATTGGGGTACACTCATTTTTATGTAAAAATCCAAATGATTTAACTTCAATTTTTGACTCTATTTACTATGATTATTTAGTTGATGAGTCTTGTCCATACGGTGACGGAAAGTCTTCTGAAAAAATAATAGAGATAATAAAAAAATTATGAATATTAGTGTAGTTTTAAACGGGTATAAAAGATCCCAACATTTTGAAAAACAATTAACTTCAATTCAAAATCAAACAATAAAACCAAAAGAAATACTTTTGTGGCAAAATTATGGAGATAGTTTTGATAACAATTTAACAGAACAAACAATACATGCAAATTGTAATAAAAATTTAGGTGTTTGGGCAAGATTTGCGTTTGCACTTAATTGTAAATCTGAATATATTTGCGTATTTGATGATGACACAATACCTGGTACTAAGTGGTTAGAAAATTGTTATAATACAATACAAACACATGATGGTTTATTAGGTACTATTGGTTTAAAGTTTTTAGACGAATCAAATTATTTAAATAACGTTAGAGTTGGGTGGGATAGACCTAATGAAAATACGGAACAGGTTGATATTGTTGGTCATTCGTGGTTTTTTAAAAGGGAAGATTTAGCAACTTTTTGGAGGGAATTACCTGATTTAGATCATTCAATATATGTTGGGGAAGATATGCATTTCTCATATACATTACAAAAATACACTAATAAAAAAACATACGTCCCTCCACATCCTATTAATGATATTGAAATGTGGGGAAGTAAACCAGACACTGCATGGTCAATTGGGTCTGATAGTGTTGCTATTTCTACTAATTATAATTTAGGGATTCAGATGGAACCGGCTTATAGAAATTACATAAAAAAGGGATTTAAAATATTAAATTCATAATGTATGAAAACGTTTATAAATGATATTGAAAAAATAAAAAGTTATTTACAAAATAACATTAATTTTTCATTTACAAGATTTTCAGATGGTGAGTTATTTGTTTTACAAAATAAAAGATTAGAACTAAATGAAGACCATTATATTATTGGTGATAGTAAAGGTGGTGGTTGGTACAACAAAGAAGAACAAAAAAAATTTATACCTGGTGAACATGAATTTTTTAGACAAAAATTAGAAGATTGTTTAAAATGTAATTTACCTATGTTTTATAGAGGTATTTGCACAAAACCGGATGTAGATATTAATACGTTTAATTGGATGGTAAATCTTGCGGGTGGGGATAGTGAAACATTAACTTGGTCAAATCTTTTAATAAATGGTAACTACGAAAAATATTTAAATGAAATTGTTCCTTTGTTTAATAATAAAGAAGTTATAATGATTGTTAATGAAAGTGCAAATTTAAATAAATTACCATTTAAAGTAAAAAAAGATTTTAGAGTTGGGACAAATTGTTTTATAAACGACTATGGTTTGATTGAAACAATAAAAACTTATATCTCCGAAAACAATATAGAAAACCATTTGTTTTTAGTTTCTGCTGCTAGTTTAAGTAATTTGTTAATACACGAATTACACATGTTGTCAAATAAAAACACATATTTTGAGATCGGTAGCACATTAAATCCAATAATGGATATGGAGGGTTGGAAAGGTAGTAGAGGATACTTGAGAGAATATTGGTTAGGTCAACACAGAAATTATTTAAATATGATATGCGAATGGAATTGAAGTTAGTTAAAAATGAAAAAAAGTATTACGAATTTATTAGATTAATGAGAATACATCCTGAAAATCAAAAAGGATTTTTAGAACAAGTTAATATTACTGAAGAACAACAAAATAATTACATGCAAAAATATAATGATTGTTATTATTTGTGTCTACAAAATGAAATACCTGTTGGTTATGTGGGTGTTGTTGATGATGATATTAGAATTTGCACCGACCCAAATTTTAAAAAAACAGGTGCTGGTACGTTTATGTTAAATGAAATTGTAAAATTATTTCCTAATGCAACTGCAAAAATATTAAAAGATAATATCCCAAGTTTAAATTTATTTAAAAAATGTAATTTTGTTGTTGTAAATTCAGATGAAAATTTATATTATTTGAATAAAACTTTATGACATATAGAAGACCAAAAAACAATCCATACAAAGTTGTTAAAATATTTGAGGAAGAAGTTGCCGACTATACTGGTGCTCCTTTTGCGGTTTCAGTGGATAATTGTACAAACGCACTTTTTTTATGTTTGACGTATTTAAAACAAAAAAACTTTTTACCAAACGCAACAGAAATAACAATACCATCTAAAACTTATTTATCGGTACCACAATCAATAATTCACGCAAACTTGATGCCGGTTTTTGACACAAGAGAAGAAACAAACAATTGGTCAGGTATTTACAAATTAAATCCACTACCAATTTATGACTCAGCAAAAAGATTTACATCCAATATGTATATTCCCGGTAATTTTATGTGTCTATCATTTCACATAAAAAAACATCTTAAAATTGGTAAGGGTGGAATGATCTTAACCGATGATGAAAAAGCTGTAGAATGGTTTAAAAAAGCAAGATATGAAGGTAGAGGTGAAAAGCTTTACCACGAAGATGATATTGATATGTTAGGATGGAATATGTATATGACGCCTCAACAGGCGTCTCATGGTTTATCTTTAATGCAAAATTACCCAACAGAAGTACCCGATTTAGGAGAAAACAATGGTTATCGAGATTTAACAGAATTTACTGTTTTTAAAAATTATAAAAAAATATATAATGAAAAAAATACAAATTGAAAATAAGGATTCTTGGAAAGAATTTATTTTAAAAGAAGCTAATTATGTTATACCTGAAGAATGTCGGGGTGGTTTATGTGTTGATGCTGGTTGTAATATTGGTGACTTCGAAATAAATCATAAAGATAGGTTTGACAAATATGTATGTTTTGATGTTTTTGATGAAAACATAAAAGAATGTGAAAAAAATACATTCAATCTGAACTTAAATATTGAAATTAATAAAAAAGCAGTGTGGTCTTCTTCAGGTTTAAAAATTGAGGTTATGGCATATAAACCATGGAATAGTGAAGAATTAAACCATTTTGGAAACTCTGGTAACATTGGGTGTGTTAAATATATCGGAAACCAAGGTGAGGGATGGATGACTGAAAACGCAATAGATTTGGTTGAAACTATTTCTTTAGACGACATCATAAAAAAATACGGTAAAATAAATTTATTAAAAGTTGATGTTGAGGGTTCAGAGTATGAATTTCTTTTGGGAAAAGATTTGACACAGGTGAACTACATCGTGGGGGAATTTCACTTTTCAAATAATCAAAAACAAGAATTAATATCTTGGATTGAAAAAACGCACACTAAAGTAGGTGAATGTGTATTCATTATAAAAAAATAAAAAATTATGATAACGTCTATAAGTTTAGGACAAAATGGTAGGTTGGGTAATCAATTATTCCAATATGCCGCTTTAAAAAGTTTATCATTAAAAAATGGATATGAGATTAGAATACCAAACCCGAACACAGTTTCTTGGCACGGTCAAAATTGTATGTTAAATAAATTTGAGATTACTGCTGAGTATATTTCACCTGAAAATTTAAATGATATTAAATTTTCATATAATGAACCTAATTGGAAAACCATTGACACTAAATTTTTTGATTTACCTGATTTTACTAATATTAATGGGTTTTTTCAAAGCACCTTTTATTTTGAAGAGTTCAGTGATATAATTAAAAAAGAGTTAACTCCAAAAGAAGAGTTTTTAAAAAAAAATTACGAATATGTAGACGAACTAAGAAAAAAATTTAATTGTGAAATTGTTAGTGTACATGTTAGGAGGGGAGATAATATGACTAATAATCAAATTAATTTAATAAACGCATTTAAAAAAAATGGAATATATGAAACATATTTCAATAATGCTAAAAAAGTTTTTGATAATAAAAATGTAAAATTTTTAATATTCACCGGTGGACAAAGATGGGATGAAAATAATAATGAAGACATGGAATGGTGTAAACAATTTTTTTTAGGTGAAGAATTTATTTTTTCAGAAAATCAACAACAAATTGATGATTTTTGTAGGATTATGAGTTGTGATCACAATATATTATCACACGCAAGTAGTTTTGGTTGGTGGGCGTCTTATGTCAATAAAAATCCAAATAAAATAGTAGTTGCACCTGAATGGTATCATCCAGATGAACCAAACCTAAAAAGAGAAAAATTTTACCCAAATAATTACATTTTAAAATAAAAAATATGAATTTAATTTTCGATATAGGGTACAACATGGGAGAATTTACACAAACGTGCTTTCAAAAATACCCAAACTGTAAAGTGGTTGCGGTTGAGGCGAATCCATCATTGTGCTCACCACAAGATAACCAAAGATTAACACTTTTAAATTGTTTAGTATCAAATCAAAACGACGTTGAGTTAGATTTTTATGTTTCACCATATGCCTCAGGAGTATCAACTGCATCTATTGAGTTTATGGAAAATTCTAGATTTACCAAAGGTAGTAAAAATTTACCAACTAACTCGATAAAATGGAATAACCCAATTAAAGTAAAAACAATAAGTTTAGACAAAATGGTTGAGGTTTATGGTGTACCTGATTTAATTAAAATCGATGTCGAGGGGTATGAGTATAATGTATTAAAAGGACTAAATAAAAAGGTTAATCATATCTGTTTTGAATGGCACGAGGAGGAATATGATAATCTTATTATGATAATAAATCATTTAGAAAATTTAGGGTATGAAGACTTTGGGGTTATTGGTTGGTTTGATGAGGGGGATATTTTTGAAAAAGCAACTTTCTCAGATAAAGGTGATCCATATTTAGAATACCCTAAAAATTTTTATAAAAAATCAGAGTTAGATTTAGAAAAACTAATTAATTCTGAACGTAGAATAAATTATGGTATGTTTTTTGCAAAATGAAAATAGTATATAGTACAGTAGGATAGTACAGTGATTGTATTGTAAAATATTTTGATTTGCATGATTTTGAAAAAAATTTAGATGATGATACTGTCATTTTTTGGGGGTGGTCTAGCTTAAATAATTCTAAAGAAAAGGAAAAATACAAATATTATAAAAATAAAATTTTTATAAACACTGCACAACCTTGTGAAATAATAAATGGTTATTATGATGTAGAAAAACAAAACTACTTTGATAAAGTATATACGATATGCTCATATACTCCAAATGTTTTGAATGATGAAGTAAAAAAATTCTATCCAATATGTTTTCCATATAATAAAAAATATTTTGAAAAATATGAATCAATTACCATTGAAGACAAAATATATGATGTAATCTATTATGGTCAATTACATAATCAGATTTATAAAAATTTGATTGATTCTATATGTAAATTTAATTATAGACTATCAGCGCCCTCAAATCTTAGTTATTTAAAACATGGATTAAACGAAAAAATAACAAATATGTCTTTAACCAGTCAGGATAAGTGGGATTTATTAAGTAAGTGTAAAATAAGTGTTGGGTTTAATTTAATTTTTATTAATGATTATCATATAGAAAATTTAAAAACATTTAAACATATAAATAATTTTAAAAATATTGAATCTGTATATACAAAAAAAATTATGCCTCAAATGAAAACTAGAATGGTTGAAGCGGCACTTACTAAAACTTTAATGTTAATATATAAAGATGATTGGAATGTTATTGAAAATTGGTTTGAACCAAACATTGATTTTTTATATTGGGAAAGTTTTGATGAATTAGAAAATATAATAAGGGAAGTTACTAATAATTTTGAAAGTTATTGGCACATAATAGAAAATGCAAATAAAAAAGTTCAGTCATTTTCTATTGATAAAATTTTAAAATAAAAATAATATGAGTTTTGATGTAAATTTTTTAGGAAAGGAATTAACTCTGTCTGATGAGTGTAAGTATGTTTTGGGTGCTACTAGAGATATGCAAATTTATGAAATGAGTTTAATAAATATTTTTTATAATGAAATAAAAAAAACAAGTAAAGATACTATTTTATTAGATATTGGTGCAAATACAGGCGCTTTTTGCTTTTTACCATTAATTGATAAAACTATTAAAACATATTCTTTTGAACCCAATCCTTTAACATTTGAAATATTAGAAAAAAATATAAAACTCAATAATTTAAATGAAAATATGTTTTCATTTAATTTAGGAGTTTGGAGTGAAAATAAATTTCTTGATTTAAAAGTTCCTTTGGATTTAACAGATAGTGGATTATCAACTTTTGGTGAAACCCCTTCTAAATTTATATATGATAATAAAGATGGTGAATATAAAACAGTTAAGGTTGAGTGTATTACGATTGATGATTTTGTTAAAAATCAAAATTTAAGCTACGTATCCGCAATAAAAATTGATACTGAGGGATCGGAATTAGAAATTATTAAAGGAGGTGAAAAAACTCTTAGAGAATTTAAACCTATTATTCTTTTAGAATATTTCGACGGAAACACTGAACAATTTGGTTATAAAAAAGAAAAAATAGTTGAGATACTTACAGAATTTGGTTATACTGATTTTAGTATGCCAACTAAAAGCGATATAATGGTAAAATAAAAAAATATGAATATAGATAACTTTAAAAATAAAAAAATACTGATAACCGGTTCATCAGGGTTTGTTGGTAAAAACCTAATTAATAAATTAATAGAATTAAAATTTAATAATATACTAAGTCCGAGTTCAAAAGATTTGGATTTAACAAATGAAAATTCAGTAAAAAAATATTTTGAAAAAAATAAACCTGAAGTTGTATTACATATTGCGGGGCTTGTTGGTGGAATTTCAATAAACAAAGATAAACCCGCTGAATTTTTTTATAAAAATGCGATGATGAGTCTTTTAGTAAATCATTATTCATTTATAAATAATGTAGAAAAATTAGTTTCATTAGCGGCGGGTTGTGGTTATCCTAAAAATATACCAGTGCCTTTTTCTGAAAATGACTTTTGGAATGGTTTACCTGATATGAATTCTTATGGATATTCTTTAGCAAAAAAAAATTTAGTGATTGGTTCTTGGGCATATAATGAACAATATAATTTTAATCACACGGTTTTAATTCCTGCTAATCTTTATGGTCCTTATGACAATTTTAATTTAGAAAGATCACATGTTATACCCGCACTTATTAGAAAATTTTTAGAAGCAAAAGAAAATAACTTAAAAGAAGTTATTGTTTGGGGAACAGGTTCAGTAACAAGGGAATTTCTTTATGTTGATGACACCGTTCAAGCAATCATAGACGCAATGTCTTGTAATGAAACAGGACCTTTTAATTTAGGAACAGGTAAAGAAACATCTATAAAAGAATTAAACGAAACGATTTCTAACATAATTGGCTTTAATGGTAATATTGTTTGGGACTCAACAAAACCAGACGGGCAACCTAAAAGATTTTATAATATGGAAAAATTTAAAAATTCTTTTGGATACGTACCAAGTACTTCATTATACGATGGTTTATATCAAACAATTGAGTGGTACAAACAAAATAAAAATATCGTTAGATTATGATAACAATTGAGGACATATTAAATAAAAAAAATTTAAATATACCTAACCATATAAAAAAAATAAGGTTTGATATTGGTTTAAGTTATTGTGCACCAAATTCAACAATATGGTTAGACAATGATAATGAAACATTTGTTATAGGCATAGAAGCAAATAAATATGCAGTAGAAAGAATAAAAAATAATGGGTTTATTGCTAGACAAAGAAACCTATCATTTCCATATCCTCATAATAATTTTCATTATTAAATTTAGCAATTGATAACGTAGAATCACCATCAAAAATGAATTTTTATCACATGTCATCAGATGTTGGGGTGTCTTCTCTTTTAAAACCAACAGAATTTTTAGGTCATCAGTTTGGGGAAATGATTGAGGTTGATGTAATACCATTACATATGATAATGGATTTAATTGATTGGGGTAGATTTGATTATATAGAATTAGTTAAGATAGACACTCAAGGGAAAGATTTAGACATAATAAAAAGTATGGGTCATTATTTAAAAAAAATTGTTTATTTAAACTGTGAAGTTAACACTTTTAATCACTACGAAAATGCACCAAACCCTTATGATTATGATAATTTTTTGTTTGAGAATGGGTTTGATTTTGTTTTAAATAATTCTTTTGTTAATGGGGAGGTTGTTGATAAAACTTATTTAAATAAGGAATTTATTAGTTTAAAAGATAAAATAGATTATTTTGTATTATGATAAAAAATGTGTTAGTTACCGGTGGGGCTGGATTTATAGGTTCGCATTTAATAAAAAAATTAGTTAGTGAGGGACATAACGTAACTGTTATAGATAATTTAGAAAGGGGTAAAAAAAAATTTATTAAAGATTATTTAGATAAAATTAATTTTATTAATTGTGATTTAACAAAATATAAAAAAATAAAAAATCATTTTAAAAATATAGACGTAGTCTATCATTTAGCATCTAAAGTCGGAGGTATTGGTACATACATTAATAATCCATATGATGTAATTAGTACAAACATAAAAATGGATTTAAACGTTCTAAAATGCGTTTTAAAAAACAAAATAACAAAATATTTTTACGCATCTTCTGCACACGTTTACCCAAAAAATTTACAAAATACAATAAACTCACCATTAATAAAAGAAGAAGACGCCTACCCTTCAGATCCTGAGTTAACTTACGGTTGGGGTAAATTAATTGGTGAAAAAATAATAGAATCAGCAATAATTGAAAATCCTTGGTTAAGTGCTGGAATTGCAAGATTTATTGGGATATATGGTCCTAATCAAGATTATAATTTAGAAACCGGTTCAGTTATACCTGTTTTTTCTCACAGAGCAATAAAGTACCCCGATTTACCATTTAATGTTTGGGGTACAGGTAAAGAAACCAGATCTTATTGTTTTATTGATGACGCTATCGAATGTATTAATAAAATTGTGTCATCCATGGAAAAAAATAAAATTGTAGGACCATATAATGTTGGTAGTTCGTCTAAAGTGACTATTGAAGAGATAGCAAAAACTATTATTGATATAAGTGGTAAAGACATTAATATAGAATGGGATAATACTAAAAAAACAATTATATGGGGTCAGTGGTGTGATGTTTCTAAAATTGAACATGATTTAGGTTGGACATCAAAAACCTCACTTAAAGAGGGTTTACAAATAGTGTATAATGACATAAAATTTAGAGTATGAAAAAAGTGTTAATAACAGGAGGAGCAGGTTATTTGGGATCAACTTTAACTGAATATCTTTTAAATTTAAATTATGAAGTAACAGTATTAGATAATCTAATGTATAAACAATTATCTTTACTACATCTTTTTAAAAAAGATAACTTTAAATTTGTTTTAGGTGACGTTAGAGATAAAAATTTACTACAAAGTTTAGTATCTAAAAATGATATAATTATACCACTAGCCGCTATTGTTGGTATGCCGGCATGTAAAGCAAATCCTGAATTAACAGTTGAGGTTAATTATAAACAAATATTAAATATATTAGAAGTTTTAAACGGAAACCAAAAGTTAATACTACCTAACACAAACTCACAATACGGTTCATCTGAAAGTATAATAACCGAGGAATCTCCATTTAAACCATTATCCTTATACGCAAAAACTAAATGTGATGCGGAAGATGCAATGTTATTAAATGGTAACGGTGTTTCGTTAAGATTAGCAACGGTTTTTGGGGTGTCTCCAAGAATGAGAACCGATCTTTTAGTGAACGATTTCACATATAAAAGTTTGGTTGACGGGTATCTTGTTTTATTTGAATCAAGTTTTAAACGAAATTATATACATGTTCAGGATATCGCAAATACTTTTATTTTTATAATAGAAAATTATGAAAAATGTAAGGGTCAAGCATTTAATGTGGGACTCTCAAGTGCAAATCTTTCTAAAATGGAATTAGCCCAAAAAATAAAAGAATATATACCTAGTTTAGTTATTAAAGAAGATAATTTTAAAGAAGATTTTGATAAACGTAATTACATAGTTTCTAATCAAAAATTAGAATCTTTAGGATGGAAACCAAAACATAATTTAGATTACGGTATTAAACAATTAATCGAGACTTACCAATTAATAATAAATAAAAACAATTCAAACTTTACAAACTTATGAATAGAAAATATTTACCAACACTTAGTGAACTTATAGATAGATTAAGTATTGCTCAACTAAAAGAAGTTTTTATATCTGAACATAAAAAAGAGTATTCAGATGAAATTAAAGATATTGTACATGATATACAAGAACATATTAATGAAAATAAAACAGTAATTAACGCCGAAACAATAAGGGCAATTGTTGTTTTAAGTCAAATGAATCTTCACATATGGCATAACGAGTCTAATTATCGAAAAGGTATTAAAGACGGTAATAATTTAGAATTAACTCATGGGTTAAACGGTATTAGAAATACTTCAAAAAATAAAATTCAAGAAGTTGTTGATGGTAGAAAAGATTATAAAATCGATTGTTTAGCTGCCGACTTTAAAGATTGGGAAATTAGTTGGTAATGAGGGTTTTAGTAATTGGTGATGGATGTGATGACGTTTATGTTTATGGTGATTGTGATAGACTTTGCCCTGACGCTCCAGTTCCTGTTTTTATACCAAAACATTCAACAGTAGTTGGTGGAATGGCTATAAATGTTTTTAATAATTTAAAATCATTAGGGGTTGATTGTGATTTAATGACTAATAATAAAAAAATTTCAAAAACTAGATATGTTGACGACAAAACAAATCAAATGATAGTAAGGATTGATGTCGGAGAAGAAAATGTCGATAGGATTAATATAAGTGATATTAATTTTAAAAAATACGATTTTATTGTTATTTCAGATTATTGTAAAGGTTTTGTGACGGAATCCGACATTATGGAAATATGTTCTAAATTTAAAAATGTAATAATAGACACTAAAAAAATATTGGGTGATTTTTGTAAAAATGCCAAATTTATAAAAGTGAATGAATCTGAATTTATTAAATCTAAAGATTATATTAATTTAAATGATTTTAAAGAAAATCTAATTATCACTTTAGGTTCTAAAGGATGTCAATATAAAAATAAAATTTATCCAGTAAGTAAAGTTGAGGTTAAAGATCAGACAGGTGCTGGCGACACATTTGTCGCGTCATTTGTTGATAAATTTTTATTAACAAATGACGTTGAGGAATCATTAATATATGCCAATGAATGTGCAACAGTAGTTGTACAAAAAAGGGGTGTTTGTACAATATAAAATAAAAATATGACAAGAAGAAAAACAAACCAATCACAAACCGAAGAACAAGGTTCAAAACCTTTTACAAAAAAAGATTTTATTAACTCGGTAATCAAAAGAAAACAAAAAAGTAAATTTTTATCCGACAACCAAAAAGATTACTACGACATATTAGTAAGTAGTCAAATTACAATTTGTTCAGGACCTGCAGGTGTTGGTAAAAGTTACATAGCAATGAAAGCGGCTGTTGATTTACTTATGGACCCAACTAACACTTACGAAAAAATTATTATTGTAAGACCGGCTGTTGAAGCAGAAGAAAAGTTAGGTAGTCTTCCTGGTAATTTAGAAGAAAAATTAGACCCATATATTTTTCCATCATATTATCTATTAAATAAAATAATTGGAAAAGACGCTCGTGAAAAATTAAAAGATGCTGAAATTATTGAAGTATTTGCATTGGCATATATGCGAGGAATGAATATAGACAATTCTATTTTAATTTTTGAAGAAGCCCAAAATGCTACCCCAAACCAAATCAAATTACTATTGACAAGGATTGGTTATAATAGTAAATTTTTTATATCGGGGGATTTAGAACAAACTGACCGATATAAAGATAAAAAACAATCAGGGCTATACGACGCACTTCAAAGGTTTCAAAATGTCAATGACATTGGTATTTACGACTTCAGAAATGCTAAAAATGTAAGAAATCCACTTATTGTAAAAATATTAGAAAGGTATGACGAAGAAAATTGGGATTGAAGTCAATGGTGTTTTAAGAAATACTTTAGGTAAAATACGCCAAATTTACGAAAAATTTATGATTTCAAACAACTCTGAAGAAAAAACATTTATGTTGGATTCATCAGGAAATACTGAATCTATTGTTCAAAATGAACCCTTTGAATACAAGTTGCTAAAAAATGTGAATAGTTTAAATTTAATGTCCCATTTTGCTTTTAAATCGGAAGACGAACTATATAATTTTTTATATCAAGAATTTACAATGCAAATTTTTGGTCACGCAGAATCTACAGAAATGCATACTTTTCACACATTAAATGATGTATATCTCAAATATAGAAATAACAATGACTTTTTAATATTGTCAGATGAAATAGGTAAATCAAAACCTGCAACCCTTTTCTTTCTATCAAAGTTTGGTTGCCAATTAGAAAAAGTAAAATTTTATTCAGATACAACTAAAAATTCAATATGGGATGAGGTTGATATTTTAGTAACCTCAAATCCAAACTTAATTGATGAACACCCATTAGATAAAGTCATAATTAAATTCAAAACTGATTATAATAAAAAAAATAAATCAAAACACGAAATCAGTTCACTTAGTAAGTTAGATGAATGTTTACAAAAATTAGGAATATGTTAGAATTTTTAGGAGAACAGTATTATATTGACATACAAGAAATTGATAATAAAATTGCAATCCAATCTACTTTAGAATCAATGGAGGTTGATGGTAAAAATGAACCACAAATTAGTGTTTCTAAATGGGAAGTATATAAAAATTTAATAGATGTGGTTCTTTCAGAAAGAGAAGAACTTGATGAAAATTTAGGTATTCATAGCTCTAAAAATTTATCAATCCCTTTCAAATTCGCATTCAACACACTATTAATAAACAACATAATTAAAAAATTATAAAAAATGGAATTAGAAAAAATTAAAAAAATTGAAGCGTCGGTTGAAAAATTAGAAAACAAAACCGCAAGAATTTATTTCTTGGTGCAAGACACAAAAGGAACCCCAAAGGCCGGTATTGCCTACATTTACCAAATGGCTATGTCATTAATCAATAAAGGATTCAATGTTAAAATGATTCATGAGACTGCAGAATACCAAGGAGTGTCAGAATGGTTGGGTAAAGAATATATGGAAATTGAACATTTACCAATCGAAGGACAAAATTTACCTATTTCGCCTGAAGATTTTGTTGTAATTCCTGAATTATATGGTCATGTAATGGAACAATTAAAAAATTATCCTTGTGGTAAATTGGTATTGTGCCAAGCATATGATTATATGATGGAAACTTTACCTCCAGGAATTTCTTGGACAAACTATGGATTTTTAAAATGTATTACAACTTCTGAATTTCAAAAAGAATATATTCGTTCTGTTTTCAAAAGTGTTAATGTTGATGTTATTGAACCTGTTGTTTCTGAAATTTTTACAAAAAAAGAAAAACCATCAAAACCAATCATTTCTATTCATTGTAGAGAACCAAGAGAAACCGCTAAAATTATTAAAAGTTTTTATATGAAATACCCGCAGTATAGATGGTTTACTTTTCGTGATATGAAAAATATTAACCTAACTGATTTTTCTAAATTTTTGAAAGAATCTTTTGTTTCAGTTTGGGTCGATAGAGAATCAGGATTTGGAACTTTCCCAATCGAAAGTATGATTTCGAATACACCTGTAATTGGTTTGGTTCCTAACTTAAAACCAGAATGGATGGAAGAAAATAATGGTATTTGGACTTACTCATTTAATGAAATTATCGATATTTTAGCGAACTTTGCACAAAATTGGTTGGAAGATAACATCAACGAGGACTTGTATAACAAGATGACCGAAATAGGTAAAAAGTATCAAAATAAACCATCATTTGACCAAAAAGTTGAATCTCTTTTTACTGAATTTTTTGAAGTAAGAAAAAATATGTTTAGTCAACAATTGGAAAAATTAAAAATAACTGAAGAAAATTAAAAACATGGAAAATTTAGAAAAATTAGACGTATCCGTAATCTTACCAATAGATTCAGCAAAAAACGTTATGTTCGATGAATTGTTTACAAGAGCAATTACATCAATCAACACTCAAATGAAACCAATTAATGAATTGGTTATTGTGCATACCGATGAAGAGTTACTAAAAAATACTTTAGACAACTTTGATTTTAGTGGTCTGACTGTTACGTTAGTGGAAAACAAAAATGAATTTGACTTTCCAACACAAGTAAATATTGGAGTTAAACATGCAAAAAGTAAGTGGGTATCAATTTTGGAGTTCGATGATGAATACTCAACAATTTGGTTTAAAAACTTTAGCCGTTTTCAAAAAGCGTACCCTGAAGTTGATGCATTTTTACCTATTGTTATTGATACAGATGAAAAGGGCGTTTTTGTTGGTTTCACAAATGAAGCAACTTTTGCGGTAAGTATGAACTCTGAAATTGGATATTTGAATAACGACACTTTATTGAACTATCAAAATTTTCAATCGAGTGGTATGGTAATTAAAAAATCAACATTCGAAGATAATGGTGGGTTTAAATCAAGTATGAAACTAACTTTTGTTTATGAATACCTTTTGAGACTTACCTACAACTCTACTAAAATAATAACAATACCTCGGATTGGTTACAAACATATGAATTTGAGACCAGGTTCTATTTTTTGGAATTACAAAAATGGTGATAAAAAAATTACTGATGATGAGGTTAGTTTTTGGATTGAGTTGGCGAAAAAAGAACATTTTTTTACTTCAGACAGAAACATAAAATTTGAACCACAAAGTGTATAATGTTTTTGGATGGCCAAAATCCCAAAGAATTAGACGAAAAGCAAAAGACAAAAAAAAAAGGTAAAAATTACTTTGATGTAAGAGAGGAAGAAGCGGTGAAAGATTATATCACCGCCAAAACTAAATCAGAAAAAGAAGAAATATATAATAAATTTCTTAAAGAGCCGTTAGATAAAATGATTGATTCAATTATCAGACGTTACAAACTATATCGTAAAGATATGGAATATTCAGATTTGCACACCGACACTCATTCATTTTTAATGACAAAAGTCGATAAGTTCAAACCGGCAAAAAACAAAAAAGCATATTCATATTTTGGAACTATATGTAAAAATTACCTAATGGGACAAATACAAAAAGACCAAAAGGAAATGAACAGAAAAGTATCTTATCAAGATATTTCTGCGACTTTGGAAAATAGACCCGACATGGTTTATTATTTGGAGTTTGAAAAAATTGACGCAGAAAAAATTATAGACATTTTTATGGTTGATTTAAAAAATCATGTTAACAATACAACAATGGTCGAGGAAGAGTTTAAGTTAGGAAATGCCCTTATTGAATTATTCGACAACCACGGAAACATTTTCATTGGAAACAACAATAACAAGTTTAATAAAAACATTGTTTTGTTATCTTTAAGAGAAATGACAAATTTATCAACAAAAGAAATTAGGATTTACTTAAAAAAATATAAAATTTTATATATAAACACAATTAATAGAATAAATAATAACTAAGATTTATCTATTTATTTATTATGGACAGAAAAAGAAAAAAAGAAATTGCCCTTAACAAAGACTCAGTATTAGGGTTGATGCAAGAAATCTATAATGAACTTGTTGAACAGAGAGCAACTGCAATTAGGATACAAAATAAAATGTTAGGTCTATTGAAAGACTCAGAAGACATGACAGTTATTGGTCCTGTTATTAAAGAACAACAAAAAATTATTAACGATACAATAGAAAAAAAACTTAGTCTTTCTAAACTTCAATCAACTATATGGGAAAAATCTAACAATTCCAAGGAAGAAAACTTTTATTTATCCGATATGGACGAAAGTCTTTTGCAAAATTTAATACAAAAAGATATTAAACAAAATAACGATACAAATTTTAGTCTTTGATATGGCAAATTTAGACATCAATAAAGGATACGCGGACGCTAAAAGTAAAATTAGTGCTTATCAAACTGTTAAACAAAGTAAAATAGACGAACTAAAACAACAAAAAGAAAAGACCAAAGCAAGTCTTGATAAGAAAAAAAGCGAGGTTCAAAAAACAATTAATGACTTAAAAAAAGGAGTGGCGGACAAAAAAAAAGAAATCAAAAATGAAATCAAAAATCAATTAGAACAACTTTTAGATTTATTCAAATCGACTCTACCAAGTGGCGGCGGGCCTTCTTTGAAAATTTTAACTAATATTTTTTTAGAAGCCGCAATTAACACAAAATCTAGAATTCAAGAAGCCCTTGTAAGTGAAATAGTTTCAACAATAGGATGTTCAGAAGAACAATCTTATACCCCGAATCAACCAATTTATATAAAAGTCAATCAAGTTGATTTATTTAATATTTTAAAAAATTCGCCAACAGAAGAAGAGTATAAATTTTATTACGAAAAAAACACAACAAATAATGGGTCGGTACCCTATTCTATGAATAGAGAGTTATATAAAAGACTTCAAAACCCATCCCAATCTTTTTTGCAAGATACCACAGGCGGTAATGGTCAAACATATAAAGGAGCGTCTGCAGCACAAATTTTTGACATACAATATGTTCAAAATTACTTGGGCCAAAACAACCTACAGGTTACAGGTGATTTTTTCAAAGTTACTTTAAACAATCAAGTTAACAATAGAACAAGTGTTACTGATTTTTTACAGGATTACTACACAAGTATTGACATAATGCCATTTGATAATTTGGCGACAAATTTAAAAAACTTATTAAGCGGTTCATTTGATTTTTCAGCTGGTTTATCAAGTGACCAATTAAGAGAAGAAAGTAAATTTGAAAAAGTTTTAAAAAGAATAATGGGTATTTGCGAAGACCCAAATAAAAAAATTGATGTTGCTGGAACTTCAAAACTGAGTGACATTGATGAAATTGATGATTCATTTTTCGATGTCACAAATCAAGAGTTGATGTCTATTGAGCAGAAAATAAATAATACAGTTGCGGGTGTTATTGAATATGAGGGTTGTGAGGGAATCAAGTTACCTATCAATGTACTTGCAGATAGAAAATCACAAGAAGAAATTGTAAATGAAAACGTTGCTAGTAAAAAAATTGCTAAATTTCAAAAATCATTGGAAGATATGGCAAATGACCCAAAATGGAAATCCTTGATTCCAGGGCTTGGGTTGGATTTGAATATTTTATCTTTGTTACAAAGTAACATCATTTTAGGTTTACCACTTATGGTAATGAAAACAGTATTATCACCAAAAGTAATGTTGGGGTTTTTAATTATGGTAAAGGCGATTAAAAATGAAATATCATCTAAATTAGATAGTTTATATGATGACTTAACTAATTTTATGAAAACATTCAAAAAGTTTATTTTGAACTTTATGAAAAAAATTACAGCTATATTTGTTGAGGAGTTATTCAAAATTTTAAAAAAACAAATTAAATTATTAGTTGAAACAATACTTTTGGAAATAATCAAAGAGGCTAAAAATAAACAAATCAATATGTATGCAAATATTGTGTATATACTTTTAGTTATCGGTCAGGCGGTTGTTGATTTTAGAAACTGTAAAAGTGTAATCGATGAAATATTAAAATTATTGAATCTTGGTCTTTCACAATTAAATTTAGGGTTACCTCAGTTTATTTTAGCAGGTGCATCTTTGTTGGGTGGGGTATCAGACACGAGAGCTTTTTCTAACGTTTTGGAAGGCTTACAAGAAAAAGGGTTACCAACAGGAGGGGCTCCCGACGGTGGTCCAAATTTTATGAATTTATCTATGCTATCGATGATAAAAGGAATGAATCAAGAACAGGCGGCAAATGGTAAAACAGAAATTTTTATTCCACCATTGACAATGACACCAGCCGGTATAACTTTACCATCAAAAGGTCATGGAAAATCATACTAAAGTATCAATAGAGCAAGTGTTAGAAATATTGTCTAACTATAAAAATAGCCCCAACAAAGACTTGATATTAGTTTTAGATTTTTTATATGAAGATTTTGAAAAAACAAAAGATTTAATTTTAAAATTGACTCATCATTTAGACACAACGGAAACTAGTTACAACAAAATTTTGGAGGAAATAAACAAAAGAACAAATAATAGATAATGTCAAACCAAATTCCTTTAGAAAGTAGTCAAATAATTTTTTTTGGTATCTGTATAGATAATCAAGACCCACTTATGCTTGGTAGAATTAGATGTTTTCCAACCCAAGAAAATATCAAAGCCATGGAAGGAACCAAACAAGGGTTTAATGAAAAAAGCAAAAGCACATTAAATGGACCTTGGGGAGAGAAAGACCCGTTTATATTTTTACCTTTTTTACCGTATTTTGTAAACCAAGTTCCAAAAAAGGGTGAGGCAGTAATGATAATTTATTTTAACAATCAATTAACAAAAGGTAGAAATAGATTTTATTTAATTGGGCCTTATTCTTCACCAACTATGATTGAAAATGAAGACCACAGGTCTTCGAGAACACATACTGATGCAGGACATACTAATTCAAGAGATAAGTTACCAAATATCAAAGACCCATATTCAAAAGAATATCCAAATAATAAAAATGCGGGAGTTTTTCCTGAACCTGAGGATATATCAATAAATGGTAGAGGGACCGCCGATTTAGTTCTAAAAAACAATGATTTATTATTAAGAGCAGGAAAACACAAACCTTTTAAAACCGGAGAAATTCCAGAGTATGATGATAATAGAGCCTTTATTCAACTATCTAAATTAACAAATAAATTGTCATACGGCACACCTGAATCTTACACTAGATTAGAAAGACAAGAAAAACAATTAAAATATTTGGTTGAGTATGATGTATATAATCCCGAGAGTGCCCCTCAAGTTTTTCAAGGAGATGTGACAATTTATCAATTACCTGATAAAGAATCGAGGGAAACAAAAACAAGTCAATTTGAGTGGGACACAGATATTACAGGAGTAACATTATCTAAAGTAAGAATAATTAAAATAGATCAACCATTGGGTATTGATGATTTTTCAAAATTTGTATCAGACCAAATAATAACATTGAAAGATAACCCAAGTTTGATTATTTCAACTTTATCATCAAGTGCCACTGTAAATCAAAATAACGACATATCAAATGAGTTACAGTTTCCATTTTATTATAGACCTTCAAAAAGAATTAGAAATATTATAAAAACATTACCAAGTCAAAATACCATAACTGATTTTACAAACATGAATCAGTTAATGTCAAAAGTACTAATTACAACAACTGATATTTCCCCAGGTTATGGTTTAGTTTTGGATAGAAAAGTAAGTCCCGAAATACCATTTTTACCAAAAAAAGAAGTTTTTACACCAATTAATTCAGAACAAGTTGATAACACCGTTGGGTTAATTGGGGCATCCCAACTTTATTTATTATCACATGACACAGAAAAGCCAGGAAAAGGTAAGATAACTCTGACTGGAACAGTTTTGGGAATTACATCAACACAAATTTTTGATGAAATAGAACCAAAAACATCATCTGTTGTTAGAGGTGAAGAGTTATTAGAATTATTAGAATCAATAGTTGGGTTCTTAGTTAGTCATGTTCACCCTTACCCATTATTACCACCATCCGGTGTTTCATATGATGGAACAAGTATAGACGATTTAACAAAAAAAATGTTAGAAGCATATCAAAAAGTTTTAAACAGCAATATTCGAATTAACTAACTATTTATATATAAAATAGTTTAATGTCAATTTACAGGTCATATTTCGATAAAAGCAACACAATAATTCAAAATAGTTATACAAATACCGGTAGAAACCCAATTGTGGAGTTATTTTACGGGCGTGTAGATAATTTAAGCGCACCAATAGGATTTAGTCGTTTTATTTTCAATTTAAATACGAACAACCTTGAATCAAGAATTTCAGATAAAATTATTACTTCAGGTTGTGGTACAAACTTCACACACACTCTTCGTATGACAAATACATCATACTTTGATGAAAGTCTAATTAATGATAAAACATCACAAGGTAGAAGAAGAGCCACTTCTTTTGATTTAGTATTATTTAGAATACCTAAAACATCAGGCACCACAGGACTTCCTCAAAATTGGGATAGTGGTGTTGGTTATGATTACTTTGATTACCAAGTAACAAATCTTAATGATAGGTCATTTTCACAAAGACCGTCAAATTGGTACGAAGCAACAATTATAAGTGGGTGGAGTCTTAATGGTATTTACGATAATACAAATTCGCAAATTGGTGGTTTTAGTGGTTTAAATTATTCAGCATTAACAATAGTTGACACCCAACATTTTGAATTTGGAAATGAAGACATTGAATTTGACATGACAAATGAAATAAACAACATTTTAAACGGGTCATTAACAGGTGTCACGGGTTGGGGTATAGCATTTTACCCTGAAGTTGAAAACATAAGTGGTATGACTGAAAATTATTCTGTTGGATTCTTTTCTCCACACACTCAAACATTTTACGAACCTTTTTTGGAAACTAATTACAATGATTTAATTATTGATGATAGAAATAAATTTTATTCAGGAAATAATAACGAACTTTATTTATATGTTTATGAAAACGGAATTGCGATTAATTTAGACGCACTTCCAACGGTAGACATATTAGATTTAAACCAAAACCCACTCTCTGGATTTACAGGGATATCAACATGTCAAGTAACAAAGGGTGTTTATAAGTGTGATATAAATAATTTAACAGCATCTACAACTCCTTGTTTATTTTATGATGTTTGGAAGGGATTAACGGCAAATACCACATCAATATCAGATGTAACTTTAGAATTTGCACTACTACCTAAAAATGCTAATTTTCAAATAGGGTCAGTTACACAACAACCAAAAATATACGGGTTTGACTTCAACGGAATTAGACAGAACGAAAAAGTAATTAATACTGATATAAGAAAAGTTAACGTAATAATAAAACAGGCATACTCATCTAATACGCCACTCACAACTGTCGAGGCGTACTATAGAATTTATGTTAGGGAAGGTACAAGTACCGAAGTACAAGTACAAGATTGGACAAGAGTCAATGAGGTTCCTGATGGATTTTATTTCATTTTTGATACCACAGATAAAATACCAAATGAGTATTTTGTTGATATTAAAGTTGTTAGTGATAGAAATGTTGATACATATAAAAGAGAATTACAATTTCAAATAGTAAATAAAAAATAAATCAATATATTTATATATAAAAAAATAAATCGAGATATTTATAAATAAAAAATTATGCCGACAACAGCCTGTACCAATAATTATTATAACACGGTAGTTACCGGTTATCTTCCCGGCACAGGGAGCACCGTGGGAAGTATTGTTACTTTTAATACTCCTAAACCTGAATGGACAGATGGTGATTCACAAAGAACAATACAGTGTAATGCGGTTTCTGTTGGTGGGTTTAATGGACTTAATTCTTAATTAATATGAATTTAAATAGAATTATTAAAAAAGTTTTGATGGAAGAAAGTGATAATCATTCTTCTCGTTATATGTTTTTTTCAAACTTAGAACAAATGAAACGTCAATGTGAGATGTTATTAGATATGGATAAAGAAAAAATTGAAAATATCTTAGAACATGGACATGATTGGGCTCAGGACCATATTGCAGAAGCAAAAAATAATATGGACCAAGTATTCGATTTTATTATGAATGAAACAGATGCTGATGATAACGACTATGAAGAAGAAGACGATACGTTAGAAGAAGGTAGGAAAAAAACGGGAACTAAGTTATGTGCTAGAGGTAAAGCTGCCGCCAAATCTAAATTTGACGTGTACCCAAGCGCATATGCAAACGGATATGCAGTTCAAGTGTGTAAAGGAAGAATGCCAGGTTTAGATGGTAAAAAAAGGTGTTCAGGTGCGTATTGTTAGATAGACCTTAATATTCTATTTATAATATTTTCTAAGGACTCATTTTGGGTCCTTTTCTTTTTTGGTTTGTATGAAGTCATTATTGGTTTTTGACCTTTACCAGTTTGTGTATCTTGTTTTTCAGCCATTCTTTTTTGTTGACATGCCGCTCTTTTTTCAGAGGTACTCATTTTACCCGCAACTCCGACCGCTCTACATTTTGGATAAGAACCTTTGGAAGTATCACTTCGTCCACAGGGAGGATGTTTGCCATCTACTTTTCTACAAATATCAACCCAAGGGCCTTTTGGTTGTGAAGAGCCTTTAGGTTTCTTTTTTTTCCCAAACCAAACGGCTAAATCTTCATTTAAAACGATATTGTCAAGTTCAATCCATTCGTTTATTGGTACTATTTTTTTATTTTTACCTAAAGTTTGATTTATTATTCCTCCATCCTCATCATTTGGTTGGTGGTGTGACTTATTATATTTTGAGATTTTACGTGATTTTGCTTCCAATTTTTTAACATTTTTTTTATGCGAGTTCAAAGTTCCGTCATAACTATCGTATTCTAAATCCGCATTAAAAAAATCTGAGACTTTTTTAGTAAATGGACCCAAAGAAGTATTATCCCAATCTACTTCACCCATAGTTAAAGGGCCATTATAATAACCAACATACCTTGATGACGTTAATTCATTTATTATGCCCTTGACTATTCTACTGATGTTCATCTCCTTTTTTCTAATAAATATCTGTATATTGTTAAATGTATGTGATAACCAACCAAAGTTAGAATTCCACATGTCTCAGCCCAAAATAATCCATCAAATAAAAAAGGAGACAATCACTTGTCTCCTTTGTAGGTTATTTTGAGGTTTTGATTATCTCAATTCTCTTAAATCGAATGTTCTAACCCCGTCTACAGTAATTCTACCATAGAACCTGTTGTTCACCATCTTCTTCGCATATCTGGTCATAATACCTTTGATTGGTGTGAAGTTGAATGGGTTGTACATTGTAGGTGTCAATTGTAGAGGAACATACGGTGCGTAAACGTACCCTGTGTCTAACAATGAAGAACCTTTGTGACCCAACAATACTGTATTTGGTGGGAAGTAAGGATCTCTATACACTTGGTATCTTCCTGCTAATGTACCAACTCTTTCAATACCCATATTGTATTGGTCTTGCTCAGGAGAAGCGTTTGATACGTGGAAGTACTCAAGGTCATCAAAGATTGCAGAAATCTCAGAAGAAACAACAATCCAGTTAGCTCCACCTCTTAATGTAGACTTGTGGATTTGTGCTGAAATTTGGTTGATTGCTGTAATCAAAGTCTGATTCCAATCTTTTTGTGTGTATTGAGTTAATGGATTTGCAGAAGTACCTCTTTTCCATCCGTTGTAATCCCATCTTAGGTTCCAAGCCGCACCTTTTCTAAGGTCTCTCAAGATTTCTCTATCAATTTCAGCCGCCACTTGCTCAGACAATAAAGCCGTAAGTTCAGCTTCAGCGTCGATGTTATGGAATGCTGAAACGTCTTGTGCCAATTCAGGTGACCATTGTGCTCTTAATTTTCTTTCAGTTACAGAAACAGTTACTGATTCTAAATCAAAAGAAACCTCACCAATTTTATCTTCAAATTCCAATTCTTCGTATACTCTAAAAGTACACGTGAACTGAGTACCAGCAGATGCATCACCTGCAACACCTAATGTTAAACCTGAATAGCCGTCAAGTGATGCCGCTCCAATTGAACAAGGTTGTTGAAGGTCAACTTCTAGGTAAATATCACCAGTAGAGTCGCATATATCATCGTATGCGCCACCGTTTCCTGGGTATGTACCACTGTAAAACGTTGTTGATTGTTGTGAACCATATTCTACAATCCCTTTACCGTATTTTTGAGTAACAACTCTGAATAGTAAATCACCAGTACCCATACCTGAGAATGCTCCAGTAGAAACTGCGTTTACTCTTAAATCAGAAAGGAATGACTCATTGTCCATTTCTTGTCCATCGGGACCGATTAATTTTCCAGCGCCTGCTGAAGAAAAACCTGACATAACGATTAAGGCTTTTCTAAAAACAGGACCACCATTGGCTCCCGTAGCAGCAACTGTACCACCAGTTAAGGTGTAAGCGGCTGGTACTAAGTTACCATTAGACCATGCAACTGTAGTTGCGCTCTTAGTTATACCAGAATATCTACCTTTTGAATAGTCAAAAAGACCTGCAGGGTCTAATCCTGGTTCAGTTCCTTCATAAAATCTATCATAAAGATTTTTACTTCCATCATTATAACCAGCATTTGCGTTTTGACCTGTATTATTTGGTGAACCAATTGGTGCGTAATGCTCATTACCTGTATAAGATTGGATTTTAGGTACAAAGTAGAACAATTTACCAATTGGTAAGTTCATAGCCTGTACAGAAACTAAGTCATTAGCTAATAATTTAGAGAATACTCTTCTTACTATAGGAAATACTACAGTTTCGAAAGAACCTGAACTATCTGTTGATGCTGCTTCATTGATTAGGTGAGACGCTTGGTTTTCATATAACTGTGCCATGTTCTCTTTAACGTGTCCTCTAAGACCGTCTAGGAATCCTAATCTATCCCATTTGTTAATTGTATCTTCTTTGATAACTTTAAGGTGCTTAAGACCAATATTACCAACAAGACCTGATTCTAATAATGCTCCCATTTTTTAATTTTTTTTAGAGTTTATTTTTATTTTTTTTATTTTATTTTATTCATTAAATCCTTCATTCTCATAAATTGAGGATTTTCATAAGCTTTAGATTCAATCAAATTAGTCGCTGAACCATTACTTGGGGTTTTAATAACTTTTTTAGTAATTGATTCAGTCATCACTGAACTTGGTGTGTCACCTAATTCTTCTTTGATTGATTTATAAAGTGATTTTGATTCTTTCAAAGAGTCTACATTGTCGAATCTTCTAAGAATATTGATTTTTTCTTGTTTTGTTGTTGAGTGTTCGGTAAACAAACGTGTGGCGTATGCTAAGTTTGAATTAAAAATCGCAACTTCATTTAATTTATTTCTAAAAAAGTCTAAAGCTTTTCTATACTCTTCATTTTTTTCTTTCAGAGTTTCAAATTCATAAGACTCGTAAGTTAAATTTCTGTTTGGAGTAATCGCCTTTCTTAACCCTCTACCTTTTTTCGAACCATTTCCATAAGTTCTAGCGGCTTCAGCAGTTTCTGCATCATCATCCTTTTCTTCACCCATCCAACCGTCTGAGATTTCATCCTTACCTGTTTCAGTGACTCCATATTTTAATTTTTTAGGGTAAATGTTAGATTTTAATTTACCAATTTTACCTTTTGCTTTAAAAGCCTCAACAACATTCTCGTATGATTCTTGGTCGATTTCATAAACTTGGTCATCCATTTCGTACACATCTTCGTCCATATGACCCATACCTTCGTACACATCTTCGTCCATATGACCCATACCTTCGTACACATCTTCGTCCATATGACCCATACCTTCGTACACATCTTCGTCCATATGACCCATACCTTCGTTATAGTCAAGTTCTGACATACCTCCCATCATTGAATCATCTTCAAAAACCAATTCGTATATTGTATTTTCTGCCATTGGTTCAGTTTGTTGTTCAACTGGTTGTTCAGTTGGTTGTGGTGTTGGTTCTTCTGCCGCAATACTAATCAGATATTCTGTATTAGCTTTACCATCTTTCAAATGAATAAAGTCACCATCTTTTTTGATAATAAATCCATCTTCGTCACCCATTGCCGCAAAAACTTTCATAAGTTCTGGCATTGGTGCTGATGTCATATCAAGTGGTGGTAATTCTTGTTCTGCTGGTGGCATTTCACCTTCACCGTTATCGGCACCTGCTTTAGGTTGTTGTGTTACAACTTCTTCTTCAGCAGACACTTCTTCTTCGCCTTCTTGTTCTGGTTCTTGTGGTTGTTCACCACCTTGTGCTTGTTCTTTCAAAGACCTTTTGGAACCTAAAATTGATTCCCTTACTAATTCGCCGATTTCTTCCTTCATTGTAGAAGCAAGTATTCCTTTTGCATTTTCACTAATCGCATCTTCGATAGACTTCATTTGTAAAAAAGCCTCTTCTACTAACGACTCTGATTTTCTATTACTCATTAAAAAGCATTTGTATTTGCGTTTATTTATCTAATAAATATATAGACTTTGTAAAAAATTTAATTTTATCTTAAAAAAGATGTAAAAACAAAAAAGGTCCCTTGTGGGGACCTTTTATAAAATCAAATAAAAGTTACTCAATTACTTCGTCAATTTTACTTTCAACAATAGCAGTTATTCGCCAATTCAATGTATAAGTCTCATAAACTTTTGAAACTTTAGCTTCCACATCTGTTGGTGAAAAACCTTTAACAAGTTTTTCTTCTCTCATTTTTTTAATTTTACCTGTGTTGTCATCAAGCATGTCGGTTGTGATTTTTGCTACAAAATACTTCTCATTCATTTTATTAATATTATTTACCTAAATAATTAGATAATCTTTTCATTAAGTCAACAGATTTATCTAATCCTCCCATATTTGAATTAATATTTTCAGATTCAGATAATTTTTCTTCGTAATTTGGTCTATCTTCTTTGTTTAAGTAAAGATATGCACCAGGTGTAGATGGTGAAGAAACTAAGTCAAAACAAATTAACTCAAAATCCTCTTGAACTTCATTTTCGTCTCCTTTTTTTACTAAAGACCCGACTCCACGAGACGATACGCCCATTGTGACACCTTGTCTCATGAGGTTTGCAGCTACATCACCCTTTGATGTAACTATTCCTCTTTCGTGAAAACCTGGACTTGTTAATAATTTTATCTTACCCATTAAAATATTTCCTTCCCACCAAGTTTCAGTAATTAAATGTGATACCCTATCCAAATCAACTAAAGATGACTCAGGGTGATTCAATTCTGAAATAGACATTCCTCGTTTGATTACGTCTTGGTATTTTTCAGCCTCCCTTTTTAATATTTTTTCTGGATAAATTCTACCATTTCTATTTGGAACGCCGTGTTTTTGAAGTGTTGCGTAAAACACGAAAGGTTTTGAATGGTCGAGTTGACCATATGATTCTCTAATAATACTTTGGTTTCTTGGCTCGTTGGGATTGATGATTCCTGCATCCCACTCAACAAGAATTCCTTTACCTGTGTCGTTAGGTCCTAAAATTCTCATAATATTTTTTTATTATAAATATTATATTTCTTGTGTTTCTGCCAATTTTGTTTTACTTAATGTAAAATAAATTGAATTTTTTAAATCATCTTTATAGATCGAAGATAAAATATTTTTAATTTTTGACCTTAAAATAATTGATTTAAAATCGTAAATATCGTTGTGAATAAAAAGTGTTATTTCTAAATTTAAAAAACTTTTTTTGTTTTTTTGAAGTCCACTTGTTCTTAAATCCAAATCTACAATATATTTTTTTTCGAAAATTTTGTGGTCAACAACTTCTAATAAGGTGTGTAAAATTTGTCTTTTTATGCTTCCTGTGATGGAAACCCAATTTGTGTAGTCTTCATTTGGTTTAACCCATGTTTGAAAAATTAGATAAATTGATTTTAAATTTTTAGAATCAACTGTTCCATATTGACATTTTGCATCATCAAAAATGTTTAATTTTGATGTTTTTCCTTTCTTCATTTTTCATATGTAAGATGTTTATTTTTATAAAATATAATAATTAGAATTAAATTTGTCAAAGCTCGAAAAAATTCATATATTTATATAACTAAAAGGAAAAAATTTATGATTATTATTGAAGTGAAGAAAGGAAATATTGAACAGGCCTTAAAACAATATAAATTTAAAATTTATAAAACAAAACAATTAGAATTTTTAAGAGATAGACAAGAGTTTGAAAAAAAATCTATTAAAAATAGAAAACAACAAAAAAAAGCAATTTTTATTCAAAAAAAACAAAATCAATTCTTGTCTTGATTTTCTTCTGTCTTTTTTTTGTGAGTAAAAAAATCAACGGATGTAAGTCCTAATGTTCCAAATGATAACAACCCAATAGTTTGTATAAGTATTACAGGTGCTACATATTTTCCGCAGCTAAATAGCGATACAAATAAAGCAACAATCAAAGAAATACTACACAAAAGACCTATAAATCTTTTGGATGAAATTTCACCATTAGCTCCTTCCATCATATTTTTAAAAAATTTTATCATAATCCTTCTTGAAGTTGTTTCAACTTGTAATAGTTATAAAAATCTATAGGTGAGTTTTGTATTTTATCTACGGTTTTTTCTATTGTGTCTTTGAAATCTTTTTCGTTTGATTCATTCAATTTTATTTTCAAACTACCAACTATAGACTCTTTTAATCTTTCCATTCTTAATTCTAATTCATCTTTAGGAATAGAAACAATTTCTGTTATTTCATTTCTTTCACTTTCAGATAAAGTAGAAATTTCATCGTTCAATTTTAAATTTGCAACTTTAATCATAGTTTCTAAAGGTAAATTAATTGATTTAGAAACTATTTTTTCTTTTTTAGCCGAAGTAAGGATTTTAGAAATTTGTTTTTTTGATTCTAAAATAGATTCTAAATTTTTGATAGATTTGTTATATATAACCGTATCAATTGTTTCGTATTTATTGTTTGGGTTATTATGTAAATCAATCGCATCAATCCAAGAACCAACTTTACTTAGGACTTTTGAATTATTTTCAATTAAAATTTGTGAATATTCTATAGATTCATTTACATAGTCGTTTACTAAATCCACAGACATCCCTTTATTTTTATTTAAATCGTCATATATATAATACAATTCTGCAATATCTTTATTTTCTAATACTATAGTTCTGAATTGATTAGAAAAATATTTGAACTCTTTTTTACCATATAAGTTGATAAAAGTCTCTTCAATTTTAGTTTTTATTTCACCAAAAGCCGCCATAATAATTTTTTTATAATAAATACTTACTTATTTAATAAGTTTTTTATTTTATCATCTATTTCATTCAAAGACACTCTACCTTTTGATAAGTCTAATGTGTTATCTTTATCAAAAAGTGTATTTTCTAAAATTAAATTCAAATCATTTTTGTTAAAACTTTCAGGGGTAACTCCCCCTCCAGCATCAGGTGGTGGCGGCGGTGCCCCTCCCGCATCAGGTGGTGGTGGCGGTGCCCCTCCTCCTTCTTCTTCAGGTGCCCCTCCTCCCTCAGGGGTAACTCCCCCTCCAGCATCAGGTGGTGGCGGCGGTGCCCCTCCCGCATCAGGTGGTGGTGGCGGTGCCCCTCCTCCTTCTTCTTCAGGTGCCCCTCCTCCCTCAGGAGCAGCTCCCCCTCCTGCGGCCGCTTCATCTTTTTTACCATATAGGGAATCAAGTGTATCAAACAATCCTGTTTTTGTGATTACTTCAGCGGTTTTACCTAACTCGGCTGATACTGCCCTTTCAATTCTTTGTTGTTGTAAATCAAGTCTAATTTCATCATCAGAAAATCCTAAAATGTGTTTTTTGGCCCAAGATGCTGATACTGGTGCAACACTATCTTGAATTGGTGCAACGGCATCTTTGAATAGTGTAATTTTTTCTTTCCACAATTCAATTCCAAGAAGGTCTGATTGTTTTGATGGATTTGTAAGGCCAATAGTAAAGTTTGTTAATTCATCTTCAAACCCTAATAAAAATAAATGAATGATGGCAATTTTATTCATTTCTGCAATCATAGATTTTTGAATTCTATTAATTGTTCTTGCAAATCTAATATCAAGAAGTGACAAATTCTTACCATCACCTACAGCCTCCTCAAATCCAAGATAAGCCTTAGGAATACGAAGAGCCGTAACTAATTTCTTTTGGATATATTCAATATCTGCAATTTCCGCTAAGTTTGTACCACCTGGTAAAGTCTCTATTGGATTTGTGGTGGTGGTATCTCTTACAGGGATAAAGTAATCTTGGTCTACTGCCATTTGATTGTATCTCATATCGACATTTCCTGTTTTTTGGTCAACAATTTGGTCTCTTTTAAATTTGTTTGCAACCCTTTGAACGTAACCATCAACATCTTTATCGTCCATGTTACCAACAAATACTTTAAAAACCCTTCTTTCAGGTGCTCTTGAAACGCGATATATTAACATCGCATCTTCAGATAATAAAAGTTGTTTCCAAATACGACGAGCTTTTTCTAACATTGAAGTTCCGTATGGAAGTTTTCTATCATCTCCTAAAATTCTAAAATGAGCAATTTCCCATGTATTAAATTCCATGTTTTTTTCTTTCCATGTGAATTTTAACGCATCATTTTCAATCTCTGCTGAATACTTTTCAGGTTGAAATTTCATACCCTTTTCTAAACGCTCAATTTGAATGTTTGGTAATTGCTGACAACCAACAACACCTCTTTCTGGGTCCAATTTTAAATAAACAAAATTATCACCAAACTTACAAGTATTTCTAACCCACATTGGTAGATTGGTGTTAATATCCAACTTATTGTTAAATAAATCTGTTAATACCGATTTAATTCTTTTTGATTCTGAATAAATTTTAAGAATATGTCCATCTTTATCGGGAGTTGTTGATTCTTCAGCATAAATGTCTAATGCTGCAGAAATTTCTGGCGTATTATGTGAAAAAATAGAATCTGTTGCAAAATTTTTATATCCTGGAACCGTTAAATCATAAACAGGAACAACACCGTAAGGTTCAATTGATAATATTTTGTGGTTTAGATTAATTACACTATTTTTTGCTCTTGCGGTTGAATATGGAGATTTTTTAATTCCATAAGCCATTAAAAAAGTATTCCAATCATTATATCCATTCGATACAATTTCTCTTTGTAATTTTCGATAAGATATATTTAATTCTTTAGACGTTCCTTTTAAAGTTTTAATTTTTCTTGCCGTTTCAATAATATTATCCCAACCAATTTTTATATATGTCGGATTTTTGTCACCACTACGTCTTCCACCCCAAACTAATTTTCCTTTCCTTTTTGCAACTTCTGACATTTTTTTTCTGTAATCAGGGTTAGACCACAATTTTTCGTTATTTATTTTTGCATGATATGCTCTGTGTTCTGACACTTTCATTACTTGTAAATTTTCAGGTAAGTTATTTTTACCATTAAAATCTATATGATGAACTTCTTCGTCTTTATTTATTTTTTTATCATAAAACCATTCAGCGATTAAATTATGTTCGGAAATCCATCCATTGTGTCCTTCATCTGAATTACAGGTATAAACCCAATTATATTTTTGATTATTGAAGAATGATTTACGATAAAATGGCATCATTGAATCTCCAGGTTTTAAGTTCATAACTCTTTCAAATGAACCATCTCTTTTCATAAATTGGTGCTCCCAAGTTGCAATAATAAAACTTTCATCGTCAAAAGTAATCTTATAAGTCATTTCATCTCTAGTGTAGTGTGCATTTCTTGCAATTGCGGGAACCACTTTTTTAAGATTGTAATCGTAAGCATAAGTAATAAATTCATAATCTCTACCTTTTTCCGCTAACTCTTTAATTGTTATAAACCCGTTTGGAGTTGCAATTTTAGTGTCACCGGCTAAACAATATTCCATCGATTCGTAATCATAATATGACGCCATTCTTGTTGGTTCATAATATACTGCCTGTTGATATAGATTACTTTCAACTTTTTGCCATTGTTGACCAATATACATGGTCTGCTGAGCTTGTAATTTTTCTCTTTCGTAATCTTGTTTGTTTGGTGTTTTTAAAAGTTCTTTTTTATCAAACTTAAAAACAGGTGACTGCTGGTCAACCGTTGAATTTGGACCAAAAACTTTACCTAATCTTTGCCAAACTGTATATTTTTCTTCTGCCATTTTATTTTTTAAAATAGTTAATTTTATAATATTTTAAACTCTTCTGTTACCAAACAACCAAGAATAATTTTCGTAATCACTTTTTGTTGGTCCTGAATATGCTCTACTATTATACATATCAGTTTGTGCTGGTATTGAAGGATTAAAATTTTGTGAAGACTCTCTAAACATATTTTTATCAGTCGTCCAAGAGTCAATCATTGCTTTTGCCTGTTCTGTGGCCTTTTCGAGTTGAGCAAAAGATGACTCACCAACATAAATTGCCATAGCCATCGCCATAATCAAGTCATCGTGTTGCCCTTTTTGGTGGTCAGGTCTACCATTAACATAAACAAAAGTGTTAAGTTCATTAAATAACCTCTGAGACCTTACGGCAAACCCAAATCTCAAAGCCTCCTCAAACGCCTGAACAATAAGAACCCTTTTTGAGTTAAAATTAATTCCTGGTATTTTTTCATTTTGTTTTGGGTCCCATTTCCATTTATCTGCTGGGTTTATTCCATCTATATATAAATTTTTATATCCCAACTCTTGTAACTTTCGTGACGTTGCAACACCCATTCCACCTGTAATGTCTGTAACAATGAATGCATTATATATTGTTGCCCATTTATAGCTTATTTCTGCAACAATATCAGGTGGAACTTTTGCAATATACTCTAAAACTTGCTCTCTCTCGTCAAAATCAATAATAATAAATGTTGTAAAGTCTTCACTATCACCTCTCGAAACATCCATTCCCATTATGTATTTGTGGCCAGCAATCGGTTCTTTCCACTGCCACAATGCACCACCCAGAAATTTGTTTTCTGGTTCTTTAATAAAGTTTTCTTTTATTTTTTTCATTGTTTCACGAGGTATTACGTTATCTCCTGAACCTAAAAAATTACACTCCAACTCTTGTGATATTTTACGTTTGTCGAACTTTAATTTTTTTGACATCGATTCGAACCAAGAAGAATAAGCTTTATAACCTTGTTCTAATTTTTCTTTTATTTCCTCGAAATTCCTATCGGACACTTTTATTTTTGAGTAATCTAGTGTAATTTCATTATCTTTATAGTCACTTCTGTTTAACATATAATGAATTATATCATCACATTTAATTAACTTTAAATCTTTAGAATATCTTGGGTCACGAAACCAAAACATTTCAGTGATTTTGAAGTCATTCATTCCTTTTACGGCCTGAGCATAAATTGAATAGTAAATTCGGTCAAACCCGTTTGGAGTAGAAATTACAATAACTTTACCACCTGTAGATAGAGACGCCATACAAGCAGACCAAAAATCTTCGTCGGCATCAATATAAGCAGCCTCATCAAAAATAAGAATTGTTGGGGTATATCCACGTAAAGCATCTTTTGATGTTGCAACAGCCTTTACTTCACAACCATTACTTAATTTGAAATGTCTTGCCGCATTTTTTTCAACTGAAAATCCAACTCCTAACCAAGAAGGCCACTGTTCGACAAAAGCTCTAACTTTATTTGCCATTTCAACAGCGGTGTCAAGTTTGTTTGCAATAATTAGAATTTTTTCAGGTTTTGATTTTTTAGCAAAAACCAATCTTTTAGAAGCCCAAGCCGATGTAACGGTTGACACACCGGCCTGACGATATTTTAGTGCTATATTTTCTTCAGCAGAATCGTAGTCTTTTACAAGAGTAACTTGGTCGTTAAATAATTCTAATGGGACGTATTTAGATTGTGTGTTGTCGTAAGTTTGCAAATATGTTTTAAGTGCGTATGGAGTATCATTTACACACTTAGCATACTCTAATAATATTTGTTCTTTCGATAACAACATCCATTTTTAAATTCTGTTTCTATAGTTTCTTAAAAGTTCTTTTTTTGTAAAGTGTGGTGGAATATGTTTTTGAATAATGTTTAAAATACTTTCTTCCAAATTACCTACTTCTTCTTCACAAGTGCCATAAATAACTTGTTCTTCATTGGATGGCATTTTATTTGAAACAAACTTTCCCCAACTACCATC